ATTTTTAGTAACTATTTCATGAAGATTTCTTATGCCAATAGCGTCTTGCATATCTTCTATTGCTTCTCTTCCTTTTTTGAAGAAATCCCTAGCATCTGGTATTTCATCTGCTGCTTTTTGTAATAAAGCTGCCTGTTCATTACTTAAACTAACATCTTTTCTATTTATAGACTTCATCATATTTTCAGAACTTAATAGAGAATCTATTTGTGAAAAAGCATCTTTTAATTGTTCCCCTCCACCTCTTCCACCAAAGCTAAAAGAGGCATCAAATAACTCTCTTCTTAAATTATACAATTGAGTAAAACTAGCATCTTCAGGTAAAGCTTTAAATCCAGCTACAATAGCATCAACTGCTGCAGCTTCAGATTGTCTTGTAGGAGATAAACCTATAGATGCTTTAGCCGCTTTATTTCTAACTTCTAATTTTTTAGCTATTTCTTTTAAAGCACCAGTATCAATAATAGCTTCATCCCCAACTCCCCCAGCAGGGCTTTTTAAAATTGCATCTATAGAAGCAAACTTATCTGTGCTTAAATCATTAAAACCTTTTATAGCTTTGCTCAAAACACCAAAAACAGCGTTATCTAAATCATTATCTGTTGCAGCTTTTGCTCCAAGATCCGTAGCAAAATCTTGAAATGTGTCCAAAACTCCTTGTCTAGCTTCTTTTTCTGCCTCTTTTAAAGCTTTATCTTCATCAAAAAGAGTTCTTTTTAAAATTTCACCAACTTCTTCATCTGTTATCTCTGAAATTTCTCGACCACCTGTTGATAAACTTTTATATTCGTTGATTTTATTTGTTAAATTTTTAAAGTTTTTAGCTAATCTTTTTGAGCCACCTAAAACTTTTTCAATAATTTTCTGTTGTCTTGCAATAAGAGATGATCCTCCAATTGCACCTATAGTTGGGTCTATTCCAAATTCTTCCATTGAATCATAGGCAACTTTTAAAGTTTCATCATCTAAAGGTTTTCCTTTTAAACCTCTAGCAAATGGAGCGAGTATTTTTATAGCTCCACCTACTGCAAGTTCACCAAGAGAACCTAACAAAAACTCTGTTCCTAAATCTTTCCCAACCTCTCCAAGAGTTTGTTCTTGTATTCCTGTGGCTGTTTCAATAGCTTCTTCTGCAGCTTGCCCCCCTGCTGCACCAAAACCACCGCCTAAAGCACCGCCTATAAGCGTTCCTAAACCAGGAAGTATAGCAGTTCCTGCTGCGGCTCCAAGTAAACTACCTCCAACACCACCAGCAAGCTCTGGAGCTAAACCAGCCAAGTCAGCAGAAAAATCATATCTGCTAAAACCTTCTTCATCTACTAATGTTGTTTTGTCTAAATTAAGACCTAACTTATCACCACCAGATTTTGTAATAGCAATTCTACCTCTGTTATCTCTGGTAAAATCTTCATCGTCTAATCCATAAGTTTTACGAAGAATATTTTCTTCTTCTTCTTTTTTCTCAGCACCAGCCAAAGCTGCTCTCAAACCAAATCTTCTAATACCTGTTTGAGTATCAAAATCTTTTTCAGTTTGTTTTTTTATATTTCTAGTTGTGGGGTTATTTCTATTATTATATTCAAATAAAAATTCATTTATTCTAGTAGTCTCTTTTAAATTAGGAGAATCACCAGATATCTTAAAATTTATTTTTTTTCCATCTTTTGCATTAACACTAATAACAGCCATTTAAAATTCCTTATCATGAGGAAACGTCAATAAGTTCAAAAAACTCTTCATCTGCGTCATCCAGTGTTTGATATTCTTCTACAGCTTGTATCAAATTGAGATCTTTTTCCAATCTTCTTTGCGTTCTTTCATAAGCTTCGTCAGTAGCAAAATTTTCTCTTTGTTGTAATTCAGAATATACATTTTGTATAGATTTAAAAGGAGTATTAAATATGTTTCTAGCTTCTCTTAGACTAACAAGTGCCTCTTGTGGGTTTTGTATAAGACTTGTTTCTCCAAATGCTTCTTTTAAGCCTTGAACGTCAACATTAGAAATACCATTTCCTGTTTCTTGAGTTGCAAGTCTTTTATTTTCAGCAAGTAAAACTCTAATTAAAGCGTTTATTTCTGATTCTTTGCTAACCCCTGCTGCAGTAAATTTAGCCCCCACAGCCTCTGGTTTAATACCAAATCCAACAAGTGCGCTTACAGCTCTTTCGTAAAATTTTTCAACCGTTGGAGCTGGAGAGTTTGCTATATCCGTTAACAAACTTTCAATTCTATCAAATGTATTATTTGTTCTAAGCATTTTTTGATAAGCTGAACTATATAAATTAGCTGTATCCACAGGATCTGCAAATACGGCTCTTGTTCCCCCGTCTGTAAATGCTTTTCTATACGTTAATTTTGTGGTTGGGTCTGTTACCTGATAATCATTCTTTACTTCTCTTCCTTCTGCGTCAGCCTTAATAGCTTCAAGTTGAGCTTCTATTCTTTCTTTTTCAACTTCAGCATTAGCTTCTATTATTGCTAAATCTCTTTCTGCCATGTATTTTTCATGATTATCTTGAATTGTATCAATTCTTTGTTGCGCTGCTAATCTTAAACCCTGCTGTGTTTTAGTTAAGAAATTACGCTGTTGAATTAAGAAGTCTTGTTTTGCTTGACTATCTCTTTGTTTTGCATCTAAAGCAAATTTTCCTGCTGCTACTTGATTAGCTTTAGCTTCTTTTCTAGCAGCTTCAAATGCTGGTAATGCTTTTTCACCAGCTTTACCAACTTCAGATAAAATGCTTCCGACATTAAATCCTTTTCCTGCTCTGTTTTGCATTAAAGCAGTTCCAAGGGCTATTAAAGCAGCTCTATTGTCAGGCTCTCCTGAAATATCTATGCCTGTAGCATCTGTGAAATCTTTTTTATATTCTTCAATACTTCTTGCACCTTTTGGTGCTTGGTCAGATCCTAAAGCTTTCTCAAAATCTTCTACAGCAGAGGCTAAAAGTTTACCATATGACGATACAACACTACTTTCTTTTTTTCTAAGACCTTGTTCTTCTTTTGAAGTTGCATCTGTTTCAGTTGTATCTGTTATAGTTGGTAAATCATCAAATGCAGTATCAGGTTCATCAAGACCACTTCCTTCTTCAACGCCAAGATCTGCTTTACGATCAATTGTGCTGGTGGCACTTTTATCTTTTGAAGATTTAGTCGAGGTTCCAGTTGTAGACTTATCATCAGTTGTTGTAGCTTTTGTTGGACTTTGTTGCAAAAGACCTAAAGATGCTAACTCTCTCATAGATTGTAATGGGTCATCAATAGCTTCATCAAAAGACACTATTCCTGTACCACTAACTAAAGGAGAATCTTTATCTGGTCTAGATTCTATAGTCGGAGACACTGCGCCATAAAAACCAGGAGTTGTACCAGCTTGAAAAGTTCCTAATCCACTTCCAGGTGCTTGTCTATCAATTTGAAATTGACGAGCTAATCCTTGACCACTAGTTAGGGCATTAAAAATCTTAGTATCTTTAAGATCCTGAAGAGCTTTAATTATTTTGCTTCTTGTAACAGGGTAATCTCTTTGATTATCTTGAGATACTGCTCCAATTCCTGTGTTTCTAACAGCCATTAATTACTCAAACTCCCTGATCTTGGCTGAACACCTTGAAGTGCTGTATAAGCACCAACACCAGATAAAAACGGATTAGGATCAGGTGTTGTAGCAGATTTAAACGTAGATGCTAAATCACCAGAAGGTAGCCCAGAAATTAATTGTTGACCTAATTGTAGGCGAGTAAACGGATCTTGTTGTTGTTGTAATAAGTTGGATCTTTGAGCATCAAGAAACTGTTGTTGAAACTCTCTACCTAGCCCACCTAAGTTTGTTAACATACCAAGGTCTGCTCTGCCTAATTCTGACTGTACACGCCCCAAATCAGCCGTTGTACCAGCTAGTTGGTTTAATGCTTGTCCAAGACCACCAGATAGCTGTGCAGCCCTCTGTGAGGCTGTAACAGCGTCTGTAAAACCTTTTCTTTGAGCTTCACTAACAGCACCTAGTCTTCTGCCTTCTTGTTCGGCTCTTTGGATACCCTCTCTGCTACCACCAAATGCCCCTGATTTAATGGCTTGTGCGTTCAATCTATTTTGCCCTATTTGAGCTTGTCTATTAATTTCATCAATAACAGATTCTTGAAAAGGGTTCATGAAAGCTTGAACACCAACATTAGGATTAAGCATACCTAAACCGCTGGCTATTGCTTGTGTTCCTAAACCTGTTTGCTGACTAGCACCTTCAATAAAAGGTCTATAACTACCCACCAAAGATGGTGCTAAACCAAATGCAGCTTGTTGTAGTGGGTCTAAACCAGCCAATTGAAACTGTGGTAGATTAAGAGGACTATCTAAAAGACCTGGAGATGTTTGCGTTTCTCCATCAAATATACCAAAAGCAGATTGTAGAAGTCTTTTTTGCAATCCTTCTAAATATGGGGGCAGTCTTTGAACTTGTTGTACGGTTTGAACAGCCATTATGCCATCCTTTCAAAAGAATCCATCATTGAATACATACGATCAATTCCTCTATCTAAATTACCACCGCCAGCCCCTTTGACGGCATCTCTTGTCATAACAAATTCACCAGCATTTAACATTGCTGGTACATCATCTTTTGTTCCAGAACCTTCAGATGGGTCTATTCCTCCTGTTCTTCTAGGAAAAGACATAGGACCACCTTGTTGTGCATAAGTTATTCCACCTAATTGACCGCTAGGACCACCAGCACCAAAAGGCATTTGACTGTAAGATTGTTCAAACTCCTCTTCATCTTCATCAAATAACTTTGATAAAGCGGTGGCTGCTAATCCAGCTGCTACACCCTCTCCAACTTTAGTATTTAGTAAATTAAACAATAAATTTGGATTGTCAGGAGTGCTTTGTATGCCCAAACCAGATAATAACCTAGCAGACATAGTTTCTGGTTGAGTTACACCAGCAATACCTTGTTTAGATATTTGCTCTAAAATTTGTTTTTGTGCTTGTTCTCTAGCTACATCCTCTGCAATACCTCTTTTGACAATTTCAGCCGTTAAAGAGTCAACCGTCTGTGGTGCTATTTGTTGCGCTGCCTGTCTGCCAAAAGAAAAAGAAGGAGTAAAAGTTGATCCTATACCACCTAATAAAGCGTTTCTAAGAGCGTCTTTAGTTTTACCACCAGTAGCAACAGTTCCTATACCGCTAAGTAATGCACCTACAATAGGATTACCACCAGATGCAATTGAGCCTAAAACTGTTGGAGCCGCAGATTTTAATATATCACCTAAACTCATGTCACTACCTTAACAGTTCCGTTATCATTAAACAATGCCCCTGTTTCTAGACCATCAGAAGACGTAGGTAAATCTGTAAGCGTAATTTTCGTGCCTCTAATTTCGCCTGGATTATTTATTTGTACCACAAGTTGCGTTAAACTACGAACCATATCATTAAAATACGATACATCATACTCTTCTGGAGGTAAAGAAAACTGAGCTAAAGGAACTTTGTTAACACTCATCTTTTTCCATCACTTCTTATATCTACTCTAGGTAATCCCAACCGCCAGTTGATTTGTGCGTTACTAGATTCTACACGCAAACCAAATGAACGACCCCTTAATCTAAGATAGCTTTGTGTGGCACTGTCATCAACAGTAACGGCTTTAGAAGTTTCAAACCCAGTTCCAGGAAATCTTTGTCCTTTTAATGTAAAAGTAGCTTGCTTAGTTGCATTAGTATCAGAATTTGCAAAACTTATATCTGGAATTAATCTTTGTATAAAAGTAAAGTTGTCTCCTTCACCTATATCCATAGGGCTAGATTCTATAAATGAAGACATTGCACTGCCATCATCGTCATTTGTTTTTTCGTGATTGTATATTAATGTTTCAACAGAAGCCATTGGGTACTCATATACCCCCTTATCTGTCCATGCGGTGCGTCCGAAAGATCCAACATACCATATTTTTTGTTCATAGTTATATACTACATATTTATCATTTTCTGTAGATGAACCAGAGGGATAAAACCAAAACACTTCACCAAACTCGGAATTTACGCCTGCTACTATTTTTTCTACAGCATCTTCGTTAAGATTGTTAAACACATGATCTCTTACTGTGCAAGGAATTGGTTGCACACGACCTTGGTATACATAAAATCTATTTTTACCCATCCAAAATACAGCATCTTCTACAGCTACTGCTCCCATAGGAGATATGGCACTTGTATTAGATGATATTCTGCTAATTCCAAATGTAAAAGGTGGTCCTATAAATTGCATACTATGAACAGAAGTATCTGTTAAAACAATTATTTCTCTTCTTGTTTTTATGGCTTGCACTATTGTGGAGCCATCTTCAACTCGCAAGTCTCCTGCTGTGTTAGCAGAGGTAGGCAGCCAATCAAAAGGATCTTCTTGATTACTAAAACGTATGAGAAGCCTATCTAAATCAGTAGAACCTACAGCAGTTGTACCAAAAACAACAACGTGCCTGTCGCTTGTAACCATAACTTGCCTATTTTTTAAAGGAACTGTGGTGCTAAAATCACTTATTGCAAACGCTCGTGTAGATAAGCCATCGTTTTCACGCCAAAAAAATAACTCGCCTTCTCTAGGGCATAGTATTAAATCCTCACCAAAATTATCCTGTGTATAAATGCGTAAACCTGTAGTAGTGGAAATTTGTTCAGATGAAGCTAAACCCCAACCATCTGCACCCCATGTTCCCGCACCCCAACCAGAACCTAAAAGTTGTGTGGTAGATCCTCTGTTTAATTGGTATTCAGCTTCTATTAACCCTGAATTTGTTAATGTAGATAAAGGATTTGAGGTCAAAGTAATAGTATATATATTAGCGTTTGTAACTGATGTAATTTCATGTTCTTTTTCTAAAAGTGTAATAATAAAACTTAATTCAGATGGTAAATCAACATTGGTAAATGTTACAAAATCACCCGTTAACGCACCATGATTAGTATGATTAATTGTACAGGTGGTGCTATCTTTAACAGAACTAAAAGTAATAACTGCTCCGCTAATAGGAACAGTATCTATTTGTATGGTAGGGCTTCCAACGCTTGCAGTAGCTGTAACAGCAGTTGGATTAACAGTAATATTACTCATTTAATCTCCTACAGGAACTAAAACACCTGGTTCAATGGAAACTTCTACTGTTCCAAGAACTGTAACACCAACTACACTATTTCTTGTTTCTATCACTTCAGGGTCTAATGTAACGCTATTTAGTAAAGATGTAGCTCCAACACCAGTCACAGATGTAGAAACATTAACAGATTTTTTGACACTTAAACGTATTGGGGTGATATCATTGTAACCACCACCTGACTCTATGTAATACTTACGATCAGTTCCTACTGCTAAAAATTTATCACTCGCTAAATTAGTCCAAGCGTGTAAGGTTCTAGGAAAACCTAAATAGGTATTATTTGAAAGTTTTTCCCAACCACCTATTTTTTCTGGATAGCCAAATCTAAATCTAACTTTATCACAATCATTCCAACCACCCTCATTACTGTATGCTGTAATTTCTTTATTTATTCCTGGACGAAACTGTAGTTTAGCAAAGGGCATTATTAACTCGTTACGACAGGGTTTAAAGAGCGACCTATCTCGTACATATTAGTACCGTCACTTAAAAATACTAAAATATCTCTAGCACTTGCTGAAGTTGATAAAGTAGGAACACTAGACGAAAATTTATAAATGCTATTAAAAGTAATGGTACGACTGCCAGTACCATCTTGTATTAAGGTAAGAATGTAAACTCCTCCTTGCACTTGATTAGTTGCCGCACCTAGTGTCCTATTTGCTGTCAGAGTAACTTTGGTAACTTGATTAGCACTAGCATCCCAAGCAATAGTGCTTGCATCTGTTAAAGTAGTTTCGTTGAAATTTTGTGTAGCCGTAAACTCTTGAGCAGTAGCCAATAAAGCAGGAGTGCCACTATTTAATGTTCCTGTAATTGTTAAGTTGCGTATGCCGCTAGTATCTTTGTTTGAGTCCACAACAACCGCTTTAGAAGCTGCAACTGTTCCTGCTGTGGTATCCACATAATTTAACTCTGATGTGGTTGCTGTAACACCATCTAATAAATTAAGTTCTGCGGCAGTGGATGTCACTGCTGTGCCACCTAAACCAATATTTAATAAGTTTGTAAAATCTTTTACAGTAGCACCTGATCCCCCACCATCTGCGTATATAATCTTTGCAGAACCATTGGGAATATCTACGTTTTTAGTGCCATCCGTAGTGCCTGTTCCTTGAATAAATCTCGCTGTTTGGCCTGAATTATTATAAACAAAATAAATCTTATTTGCGTCACTAGGAGATATGGTTATTGTATTTAAACCACTTGGAGAACCACCTAAAACTAATAATTTAAAGGCACCCTCTGATACAGAGCTACTATCAAGACCATCCGTCGTGGACAAAGTTTTTTCTGTGCCAGATAATGTAATTGATTTAACACCATTAAGTGCCCTATCAATAATATCTAAATTATTATTAGTAGTTGTACCCCATGTTCCAGCTTTATCACCAGTGGTTATTAATTCTATACCTGTGTTTAATGTATATGTACTCACTTATGCAGCCTCCTCTGTCCAATTGGGGTTTTGTGATGGTGTTGTCTCACTCCAAGAAGGTGTTTGACTTGCCGTTTCTTCAGACCAAACAGGATTTTGATCAGGTACAACCAATCCCCATATTGCAACAATACCAATATTTCCTTGCATTGACAATCCTGTGACTGATACAACAGCACTACCAATAGGTGTAATATTACCAGCAGTAGAGTTACTACTAACTCCAGTTACTGATACGGTTTGTAATAAATCAATACTTACCGATCCTATAGCAGAGGTGGCTGATACACCTGTAGGCGAAATAATACTTACAGTATCTATTACTACTGTACCTAAAGAAGTTGTACTCGATACACCTGTAACACTGACTATTGAAGAAAGTACAACAGTTACATCACCTAATGCACTATTACCTGTATTCCCTGTTACATCTAAATTAGCATCACCTGTTACAGACTCTTCACCTAATCCACTTGTTGTAGCCTGCCCACTTACCCCAGATACAGCATCGCCAATAACCGATACAGAACCAACACTTGTTGTTCCTGTTACAGCAGTTGGGCTTACGACTGCTTGTGCTAACTCTGTTGTATCCCCTAATGCACTAGTAGCAGTTACACCTGTTACAGCAAAAGTAGCTCCAGCTAATATATCAGGAGTGTTAATCGCACCTGTCGCCTCTACCCCCGTAACGGCAAATGCTGTAATTAATTCTATTGATACAGAACCAACAGTTGTGGTCGCACTCTCTCCTGTAGGAATAACCACACAACTACCTACTTCAGTAGTGTTACCCAGACTACTTGTTGCCACCCCTAATGTAACATCAACATTTGAGTTACCGCTTACAGTGAAATTACTACCAACAGCAGAAGTAGCAGTTTGCCCTGTCACATCTAAATTTACCGAGCCAACAAAAGTAGTGTTACCTACTGAACTTGTAGAAGAGACACCAGAAACACTACATATCGCATTACCAAGAACAGTTATATTACCAACAGCAGAAGTACCAGCAGTGCCTGAAACACTAACACTTTCATCCCTAGTGTTTGATACTTGAACAGTTCCTACTTGTCCTGTGGAACTTACACCAGTTACAGATAGATTAGCTCCACACCTAACAGACTCTTCACCCAGATTGGCGACACCACCAGAAGCACTAACACCTACGACTGCCGCTCCTGTTAAGTTTGCAGAACCAGCTGTTGATGTGCCTTCTGCTCCTGTAGGTATTGTCTTTGCTGTGCCTGTTACAGTTTCACTACCTAATGCGCTTGTAGATGCAACTCCTGTTGCAGATACAGACACAGAGGTAAAGGCAGTCTCATTACCTAAAGCAGAAGTAGCAGAAACTCCTGTTGCAGATACCCCTACCCCAGCACCAATTTGCTCATTGCCTAGACCACCGACTAATTCAGTCGTGTTACCTACGCTTAAAGTAGCTGTACCTGTAACAGTTTCATTACCTAAAGCAGAGGTTGAAGATACCCCAGTAACGCTAAAAGCTACATTGGTTGATACTGTTTCATTGCCTAGAGCAGATGTTGCCGCAACACCACTAACACTGAAACTTACGCTTTCAGACCCCGAATCAGCAAATGCAGCCGCAGCAAACGGTAGGGTTGAAAACATACTTTATCCTATAGTGGCTCCGGCCAGTCATTTATCGGTGCGTTACCAGTAGGATTACCATCACTGTCTACGGGAATATCCCACAAGGCTACAAATGCCGCATGGTCAGACGCATTTGTTATCGCTGTTTCGATTGTGCCAGAAGCTGTTCTGACAGCTGCACGATAAGTTGATACATTTGTTGGGATAGTTTTAGTGCTATCTTCTGCTTTTCGTATTATGTACCAATCTGTAGGGGACAGCAATGAATCTGCTGTATTCTTTGTATTAGCTATCCAAGCTGTTTTTAACTCAGCTACATCTCTAGGATTACCAGCTGACAAGTAGAACCTACTGTCAAAAGGTGTAGGGTCAGCTTCCCATTTAAGACCCACAGCTTTCTTTTCTGCATCTGTAGTGAGTGTTAACCAATTACTTGGATACTGATTACCATTAGAATCTATCCAACTTCTTCCAGTATTTATTGTTTTTGTACCTAGCTTCCACGGCATTATTTATCTCCTACTTTGCATTCGCATATTTAAAAGGCATCTCAGAAAATGCCATGTAGATGTAGTCATGTCCAGAACCATTATATACATCACCACTTCTTCTTAATTTGAATCCATTAGAATAAAAATCAAAACAATCTGTGCCGCTTGTACTCTCTGCGGTATCATCATTTGGATTTAGTTCCAATTTTTCTTCAAGAGGATTATTATTAATAACGGTTGTATCAGACTCATTTGTAGAACCTCTTTTGTTATCATACACAATCCATCTGTTACTAGCATCAAATTGTTTAACTATAAGAAAAGCAGGACGAAACCCTAAATACACATACGCACCATCTACATTTCCGTTTCCTTCGTATCTACCAAATTTAGAATATCCTGCGATTGAGTGAAAACAGTAAGCAATGTAATCTTTTGAACTTGAATTAGTATGTGAACTTGTACCAACAGATATAACTGTGGATGTTGGTGATGTGCTATTGAACATTGACGTACTTGCGGTTATAGCCGCAGTTGTGTTTAGATTAACAAACTGTGCGTTTCCAAGAGATACATGAAAATTTGCCCAGTTTGTTCCATCCGTTTCTATTCGTTTATGTATCACCCACTCAGGTGCAGAACTTAAACCATGTGCAATAGTGGCATTTGACCCCGTACCTTCATATTGAACAATACTAAACCCTGCCTCTGTATTAGCTGATATTTTTTTTGCAGCAATCGTTCCTGCTAAATTCGCTGTGGAAGCACTACCATTTATCATAACAGAACCTGATGTAGGTGCGGCTCCTGCCGCTTCACTATTCGTTGCGGTTGGAGTGCCTCCTGCAAGCCATGTCCAACCAACATAAGTTTGACTACTCTGATTTGTTGAACCGCCATCACCAAGACTAAATCCATTACTATCAAAACTTGTTAAGTTTACCGTACTAGAGGTATTTGCTACAGTTGAATTAGTTTGTATAAATACATCAGTGCCTCTTATTGTATCATAAACCATGTGACTAGATGTACTACTTCGCTCTTTTATCCAAACCCAATCTGGTGAAAATTCATAACTAGATATACTTTGACTTGAGCCGTTGCCCGTCCAAAGATTTGCTTCAAAGTAATCTTCTGGAAGTTCATCGTTTGAAGGGGAAATACTTGGGTCTGGAAGATTTTTAGCACATAGAGCCTTAAAACCTGATGGCACTGCACTGTGAAATGCGCCTATACCATTAGTGTCCGAATTTGGAGGATCAGGTGCTGTCTCATCACCTGCAAAAGTGCTATCCTGACCAAAATTTGCTGAATATCTTATATCTTGGCTAGTAGAGCTATCACCACAAGCAAATAACATTTCGTTACTGCTTATGAAAGATTGTGATACTGCTGAACCAACATTGCTACCATTTTTAGAAAATTGAATTGTGCCATTTTCTAAATCTACTGCCATGCCTATAACATCCCCTACGGTATAGGTTGCAACAACTTCTACTTGTGATCCATTAACAGCAATCTTTCCTGTCACACTTGTATAACTTACATTATCAGTCGTAGGTGAATCAAAATTATTAGTTTCTATATATTGATTCGCTTGGTCAACAGATATTATTCCAACTCTCATATGACCACTATCAGCTTTGTATCTATACTCAGCATAAAATTTTTGACCACTGCCTGTTGGCATAGCCATTGTGCTAAAAGTTGTACCTCTACCGCTATTAGACGTATCCACCTCTAAATTTCCGTGACGAGGGTCGACATGGCTACTTAACGCTTGTCCTATTTGAGGATTAAGAGTAGGGAAATTATTAGTTGGGCTATCTGGCATAACATCAAAAGCATTTAAATTTTGAGAAGTATAATGATTTGATTGACCACTTGTATCTGCGCCAATGGTAGATGAAGAAGCTGTGCCTGTTCCAGTTTGCTTGAACTGTAACCTATATCCATTTGTTCCGTATGTTAAACCACTTGTGTCTTTAGGTATCCAAACACCTGATTTAGTTTCACCAAAGCTACTTGCATCTAATGCCTGACCATCAATAAAATTAACTTCTGCCATATAGCCATCAAAGTTTAGACCATCTGGATTTACTCTTCTGCCAATTTCATGTTGTATAGCAGTATTAAATACACTAGCCCTATTTTCTGTGGGTAAAGAAGATGAACTAAAACTTGTTATTCTTACTCCATTACAAAACATCCGCATCCTATCTGCTTGCGTTGAATTTGTTGTATCCCAAACAAAAACAAGATTATACCATGAACTTGTATCCCGTAATAATTTATTACTCACAATAAAATTATTAGCTGTGCTATTACTTTCAAAATACATTTTATTGCTGTTAATTAGTATTTGATTAGAATTAGAGTTTGCTGACCAAAGTGTGACATTTTGTAAATCTCCACGTTTAACCCAAGCACTCCAAGTCCAAGTCGTTGTGCTGCCTGCACCAGAGGGTGTTTTTTCAAGCCTTTGATTATCGCTATCATCAAATCTTAATGAGTTTTGTATTTCAAAACCATAGAAATTTTCAGAACCACCAGCCGCTATATTAAATAAACTACTCATGACACATTCAACGCTCTACCAATTTCAAACATATTTGTTCCATTACTTACAAAAACCAATACATCTCTAGCACTTGCAGTTGTGGTTAATGTGGGTGCAGTACCACCGACAAATTTGTAGTTACTATTGAAAGATAAAGTTCTAGATCCTGTACCATCTTGTATAACAGATATAACATACACCCCACCATCTATTTGATTACTGGCCGCACCTAGCGTTCTATTACCCCCAAGCGTTACACTCGTTACTTGGTTAGCACTTGCATCCCATGAAACTGTAGAACCATCTGATAATGTCGTAGCATTAAAATTTTGTGTGGCGGTAAACTCTTGTGCTGTTTTAAGGTTTGCTACTGCAAAACCTCCAGCTTGTGACCCGTCATGAACAACAACAGTATCTTTATCTGTGTCAACCGTAACTTCTCCAACAGCTCCAGTAAAAGAACCTGTTTCTGATGTTGTGCCTCTTCTAAATTGTACTTGTGTAGCCATTATGCAACCGATCCAAAATCTTCGGTTCCTGTTACAGAACCTGTTACTAAACCAAAATCTTTATTCGCAGGAACACCTAAATTAGCTGGTGTTATTTTTTTCATTGTACCACCATCGTCTATAAGCACAAAGTCTGCATCACCGCTTGATGTGGTGGTAGCAGGAGCATCTGAATTTGATGTTGTTAATACAGCAGAAGAAAGTCTTGCATCAGCAACTGTACCTGATAGCTGAGAAGCATTTATTGTTTTGTTTGTAAGTGTGTCTGTAGAGCTTGCTGTGATAGCACCTATATCAGATAACACTTCAGAAGCAGAGCGACCCTCTATGGCAGTGCCGTCTACTCGTAAGAAATCATTATCAGCAACACCGCTCGTAAACTTAGGAACATTTGTATTAGAAATGCCTGTGTCTAAAGTTGCGGCAGTTCCTAAACCTAACGATGTTCTTGCTGTAGAACCAGATTCTGCTACAAAGTTACTCCCGTCACCAACTATAAAATTTCCGTTAGTTACAGCTAATCCGGCAACATCTTGTAGCTGTGCGTCTAATCTAGCATTAGGAACAGTGCCACTACTTAACTCAGAAGCATTTAATGAAGTTAAACTTGCGCCACTGCCATCAGTAAGCTGAACAGTGCCAGTTGCATCAGGCAATGTAATAGTTCTATCTCCACTTGGGTCTGCCACAGTTAATGTAGTTTCATTAGCATTTGATGTAGCACCTTCAAATATTAAATTAACACCTGTGTTAAGTTGAACATCTCTTCCATAAAAATTAGTTTTTCCATTACCTTGAAGTTGAAGCCTGTGGGACATTGCCCCACCAGACATAACTTTAAAATTCACTGCTCCGTCTTCAGTGGTATTAGATGCGTCATTAATCTTAACTTCCATTTGAGCATATGTGGTTTGATTATCAGCATCATCTTCAGCATCAAACTTTATTATTCCTATTGCATCTGCATCTGCAGGAGAAGAACTATTTCGGTATATTGATAAAACTGGACCTTCATCAGCAGATGCATCTGTTGAAGTCACAGTGAGGTCGCCTGTAACGCTTACATTACCACTAGCATCTCTAAAGACTGCTTTTTCTGCTGGCTGAGTGCAGAACAGTGTTTTTGTACCAGCACCCCAATTAACAGCGTTATCAGAGTTACTAGACTGTAGTATCGTAGTTCGAGCTAACGTAGTGCCAGAGGAGGTATAAGTGCCTATACCCACCTCAAAATCAGAACCAAGAGTGCAAGCGTAATAAGTAGTGTTGCCATTACCGATTGAACCAAAAGACTCAAACCCAGTGACAGCACCAGCAAGAGTATAAGTGCCAGTTCCCGTTGTGGTCGAGGTTTCTTTGACCCTATCGGCAAGTACGAGTGCCACATCGTCACCTATGCGATACGAATGATCGCATTACTCGCATCTGCTGTTGGAAACTGTATAGTAAAAGTACCAGCCGTAGATGTTTTGTTACTAGTAAAATCAAGCACCGCAACAGCTTTGTTAGAATCACTACTATTGTAGATCAAAGCTCCCATCGCTGTGATCGTAGCCGTTGTAAAACTAAGATCCGCAAAATCAGTAATTGCTGTAGTGCCAGAAAGCGAAGGGTCTACTCTAGTCAATGAACCACCACCAGTAGCATAAGTTCCACTTGAAGCAACTTCTCCAGTTGTTGTGAATGCAGTTGTTGTTGCTCCTAACGTAGCGGTTGTTGATGATTTACCACCAGAACCTTCAGCATATAAAGCAAGTTTAAAAGTATCCCCACCTGAGTTTTTAAAATTGTGTACAGCCTCTAACAACTCTTTTTTAAAGGAACTACACATTGCTTGTGCTATAGCCATTTAAATTCTCCTTACAAGATCAGCCATTTCTTTTTGTCCAGCTTTGGACATCTTATATGCGATAGTAGCACGTTCTTCTCGTCTTGCCAATTCTATATAATGATACAAAACTTTTTGCAAACTACCTTTGAATACTTCAGCCTGTTCTTTTATCACGGGTGGTGCTGTATCAGACACTCGCATCACCTTATCCATTGCTAATTCTGTTAATTGTTCAGAGCTTAAACCACCTTCATCAGAGGTCATTACATTTACTGAATTAATATTTATATCTGTTGATACGCTAATCATTTTTTGCCCTTTTCCATGTAAGTAACATTTGGTATATCATGCCTTCCTATTAAAACAGGATCTTTTGAATCTAATGGCTCTGGAGGAGTCATTTCTTTCTGCCTGGTTATAACTAACTTTCCGTTTTGAACAGATTGTACCAATGGATTATCTAATCTATGATAACCATAAAGCCTTTCATTATCAGGAACATTTGAATCTAACAATGTTGATCTTTTAGCAACATGAATAGCTATGTTGTCTTTCAAAGCAACAGCACACCAAAATTCAACACAAGCTCTTCCTGCTTCAGCAAAATGAATATTTTGTTGGTATGAAAAATCAACACCAAAAAGATGTATTTTTTTTACTTTTGAGTAAATTGCAAAAGCAATAGCGTAAGCCACAGTATTATTAAAATAAGAAACCCCTACTTTTTGTATTACTTTTTCTAAAGGGTACTCTACTATTTCAGGAACTCTTTCATCTAAACAACAAGAGTATATTGGTCCCTTATTAGGTGTTTCAAGTAAAAATTCTTTACCTATTCCTGTTTGTTTTCCTGCTTTTACATCATCTAAAAATCTAGAAGCAGGATCCATCATAAATGTGCGGTCTACATGAAAAATAGCCCCAATACAATTTATGCCCCATACTTCATCATACTTTTCTGAATTTATTCTAGTTAAAACAAACTCAGAAAAAGAGCCGCCTAATGCTACAATGGCGACTTCTTTGCCCTTTAATTGATTCATGTTTTTGGATTAACCTTTATACCATCTCTGAAAGCATCTTTATTTTCAGTGGACTCCCCATAGTTTTTAAGTCTAGACATAGCTTCTATAAATCTATTGTTATACAAAGTTAAAAATTCTTGCTCACCCTTCATAAAAATATAAGCTTCATATAAACTACCAAATAACAAAGTATCTGGTGCGTTTGTTCCTAGCCAAGAAGTGCCATCAGATGTTGCTGTTATTGATTGTGGTCTGTAATAATAGTGCAATTCGGCTGAATAATTTGCATTAGGGGTAGGACTTACAATAAAATTGTCTACGTCAAAATAAGCGTAATATCTGGGAACTCCTGTTGTAGCAGGATTAGGGTTAAACTCTTGCACATAGTTTACATCTTTAAAAAGTAAAAATTCATGATTGCTAGAATTTATAACAGATAAAGAAATAGATCCTAAATAGTCATCTGGCACTGCTAAAAATTTATTACCGCTACTAAGTGTTCCTGTAACATTTTTTCTAAAATATTCTAACTCTACTAATTTTAATATGCGTTCTTCTGCGTTCTTAATAAAATTAGGAATATTGTTAACAAAAGTCGTTTCAGTATTTTCAGTGTATTCTTTGATTGCGTTGGTTAATGTAGTGTTTGTATAGCTCATGATATGCTCACCGTAACTGTTCCTACGCTACCTGTTAAAGTATTTAAATCCTCAATAGATGAAGGTATAATATCTTTTCCTGTGCTAGTAAATACAATAAAAGGTATATTATCATCGCTAACATCTGGTCTGGGATTTCTAATAGCTTCTGCATCTGGTATTGTCCTAATAGGCTCTAATTGAGGATGCTTTGCTTCATACTCATCTGGCCCCACTAAAGAACCATTCCACTCTTTTCTCATATCTTTTAATCGATATCTAAAACCAGACCTATCAGAAATGCCAAAAGCATTTTTTCCTGCTGCGAATCTAGCCATTATGTAACTCGATATAGAGATAAATTAGGGGTTATATTAAATGAAGCTCTATCTCTATCTTCTGCTTGCGCCCTATCAAATTCTTCATCATATATAGCTTTTAAAAGTTGCACTCTTTCAGGGGCTTTTTTAATTGATATATAATAAGCAAGACCAGCAGCTAAACACGGGTAAAATCTAAATGGAACCTCTACCGTATTTGTAAATGTATCTGCATCATTTATTCTAGTTAGACAATCAAATATTAAAACATCTGTACTGTTTTCAGGAGTAGGCCATATTTTAATTTTTGGTGTTAACTGTCTGTCGATAAAGAATTGAGTTGGTCTTGATTCTGTAGTTTTATTAGGTATAGATAAATATTCATCTCTAGATATTCTGTCCATTGATAAATCAGTTCCATCTCTTCTTATCACCATAGATAATACGTCAATTACATCTGTTCCTAAATCATAATCATTGTCAGATTTAGTTACAGTTTGTGTTCTTTGAGCGATAGTCCATTGGTTAAGACCACGATTAGCCCAATCTGCAAACAACAAATTTAAAGACCTCTTTGCTGTTTTTAGATCATAGCCTGTTCTTACCTCTAAGCCACATCGCTCATAAGCTTCTTCAATGTAATCTGATACATCTAATTCAAAATCAGTAGAGCCTGAAACAGTCATTATTTCTTCTTAGCCTTACCGCCTCTCATCATTTTCTTGGCTTTACCGCCACCCATCATTCCCATAGCTTTTCTGGGAGAAACACCGCCACCTCGCATCATTTTTTTGGCTTTGCCACCTCGCATCATTTTTTTGGCCTTGCCACCACCCATCATGCCTTTTGGCTTCACTCTTGTAAGACTAAACCCCATTTTTTTAGCTAACTCTCTTAAAGCAGCGGCAGACATTTGAGGGGTAACAGGGTTAGGTTTTTTATTATCAGCCATTTTTTAATCTCCTATAAATGGATTTTCTACGTTTATATAAAGACTCTGCATTATAATAATCTTCACATAGATTATAATACCCCTTTACTCTAAGGGAATCTGATGCTTCTTGCAACTTACTTAATCGTTGATAAAAAATCATTGCATAAGAAGGAATATCTTCATCATCCATATCAAGGCTGTCATCTAAAAATTCATTACTTTCGTCATCAGGATGAAAACCCATTAAATACATATCTTTAGTATTGTACTTACCATCACTAATATCTTGATTTAAATCATCTAAAAAAATATCCATTTCATCCAAATCCATAGGAGAAAAATCTATTAATATAATAACATCTTTACTGTCATCCCAATCATTTATGCAAGAATATATTAAATCTTGCCCTTCTATATAATTAAACAAAAAACCTACTTTATCGTTTTTCCAAGCAGATTTGGCATATGGACACGCTGGTAAATTATTATAATTTTCATTAGGATACTCTAAAGCATCCTTAGACCATGATCGTAAATCGGATATTATTTTTCGTTCTATTTCTGAATACATTATAAACTGCCCTTGTTTACAAATAACCAAGTTATTCCTAATATAAAACAACTAATAAATATTACTAAAAAGGTTATCGATATAGCCTCTATAAAATGTCTTCTAGCCTCTCGCTGTGCATATAATGTTTCCTTACGTTGCTTTCTAATATCAGCTTCCATGCGTAATAGTTCTTGCCAAGCGTTAGGGCCACACATTGAAGATATTAATTTTCTTAACTCATCTCTTTGATTTTCTAATTGTTTCTTTTGAGTAAATAACTCTATTGCCTCTTCTTCTACACTTTTAGCATTAAATATTTTTCTAAATATTGGTGGATTCTTAGCTTCATGGTGCGCTCTATCTATGTCAGATACAGCACCCATCCAACGACTGAGATCACGACCCATAGACTCAATATCTCTGCCAATGCTCACTCCTTTTTTTAATGCCGAAAAAGCGGAACCAGCAATCGCCATTGCCGAGATCGGATCGACCATTTTAATCTCCTAAGACTGAGATACCGCCCCTTTTGTTCTCTTTCTCCTATCGCTCATTATTACACCACAACCTCTAGCTACGGCAGTCCCTGCAACTGACTTGCCATTAAAAGGTCTTTTCGCTTTCGTAACATTGCCCCCAGCGATTAAATTTCTTACTTTCGCTCTTTTTGTATTAGAAACAACAGTTTTGCCTTTACTGCCCTCACGTTTCTTTTTACGAGCAGTCTTAGCTCGTTCAGACTTACTAAGGCTGTTCGCTTTTGATCTTGGCAAACACCGATCAGGGTTCTTTTTATCTTTTGAAGTGCCACATTTGCCTTTAATAGACCCATCTGTGCCAATCCTTACCCAATCTTGTTTTAGCCATTTTTTAAGCTCACCCATTACCTACCCTTCCGTTTGCCACCTTTTGACTTCTTAGCGTAGTTTGGATCTTTGCAATATTTTGAAGCAGCAAGATTTGCATATGCACTGGGGTAAGTATCAAAGGTACGTTTTGCCCATGCCTTACCCTCTGGGCATATTTTAGAGCCTTTGCTTTTTGCGCTGGCTTTACCACCTTTTTTAAAATAAACTAATTTATTTGTTCCTGGCATTTTCTTTACCTCTTCTTAAAGCTTCTTTCCCTCTTTTAAATATACCTACAACTTCTGACTTACCCATGACTTTGGCTCTTTGTTCACCAACAGTCAATATTTGTATTTTTCTGGCATAAGGTTTATTAATTTTTTTTACCTTTGCAACAGTGGCTCTAGCATCAGAAGGAGTTGCAAATTTTATACGAACAGTGTCTTTAGGGTTTTCATCCGTATATAATCTTCTGCCAGAACCTTTTGGTTTTTTGCCTGTTCCCACTTTAGGATCTTTTTTTCTGCCTCCTTTGGAAACTTGTTTAGACATTTGGCTTCTACCAATAGCCATTATATTAACTGCTCCAATCCTGCTGCTAAAACAATAAGAACCATGACAGCCCACATACGATTATCAAGATTCTTTAATTTTTCTTGAATATCAGCATATCTTCTGTTGCACTCTTCCTCGTGTCTTTCAAGTTGCTTTAAAACATCTTCAGCTTTCATCAACACTTCCATCTTCTTCTTGCTTGTCTTAAACGGCTATTTGGGTTTTTAGCTGCTTTTGGAAACTTCTTCATTTGACCAGCAGAACGGGCGCAAAAAGACTTTCGCCTCTTTGCAGCCTTACTGCCAGGCTTTACTTTACCTGTAACAGCCGTTTTTAACTTAGAGCCTGGGTTGTCTCGCCTGTAACGAGCAACACCAGCTTTGGTCATTCCTGCCCCAGATTTAGTGGATCGGAAATACTTTTTTGTTTTTGGCGGCTGTTTATCTCTCGTTCTAGCCATAGGCTTTACCTACGACAGGAATATCGTCAACTGATTACTAGAACCAGTAAAAGCAGCAACAAACGCACCACCTGTGG